ACCTTCAATAGTTGCGGCCTTGCCGGTGCTGCCTGACCCCATAAACGGGTCTAGCACGACTCCACCTGTCGGCGTGACCAGTCGGCACAGGTAGCGCATCAGGTCGGTAGGTTTGACGGTTGGGTGGACGTTGGCGCGTGGGTTCTTCGTGTTGCTGATACAGGTCGCTTCTTCGCCTTGCAGCTGAGATACACGGGCGCAGGCAGACGCGGCCATACGCTTTTCAAACCCTTCCAGCCCTTCGTCGCGGTCTTTCTTACTCGCCTTCGCGCAGTAGAAGAAACGGGCGGCGCTGCCGGTGTCGCCGTAATCTTGCGGCGAATTTTTCTGTCCGCGCATTACATAAGAAGAACCAGTGCCGCCATTCTCTAAACACGGAATTTCTCTTGGTTTTGCGCTGTTGCTTTCAGGAAACAACCCCACCACTTCCTCGCTGCCATCGTGGATCAGGTTAGCAGGCCAGCGGCCGTTGACTGTGTAAGTTTCCGATTGCAGCGTTTTCCCTTCTGCGCCAGCAAACGTGCCGACTGGCGCGTGGTGAATTTTGATTGCTTCGTTGCCAACTCTACAACCATCTATATTCATTCCACCCGTGCCATGCGCCAGCACATTCGCAGCCACGGTTCCGATCAATGGCTTGCGGGCGATAGTGATCGGTTCGAGCGCTGGTTTAAGCGCGGTTCCCCAGCCTTGCCATTGGCGGGCGGCTTCGGTGGCTGGGGCGGTGATCGGGTCCGGCGTCCCCACAGACTGCCCTCCGCCGTGGATGGAAGAGCTACGCCCCTGAGAGTAGCCAACCACCTCGCGCACTGCGCCCGCAGCTTTGTCAATCGCCTTGCTCACGTCCATGCTTTTCGGAAATCCAGACCCATAAACCCAAGCAATCATGTCGCGGATTTCAAAACCAGCGTCCTCAATCCTGACCGCCATGCGGTGCTGCGTGCGCGTACCGGCGAACGCCAATAAATGACCGCCAGGCTTCAGCACTCGCAGACACTCAGCCCAGACGTCAACGCTCGGCACATCGTAGTCCCAGCGTTTGCCCATGAAGCTAAGTCCATAAGGCGGGTCGGTGACAATTGAATCTAAAGAATTATCAGGAATAGATTTTAACACTTCAAGGCAATCGCCTTGCAATAACTTACTGCCCATCACTAACTCCGGCGCTGCACTTCAGACGATATTCCTGACGCGCAGTAGCATCAGTCTCAATTGATGTGATGTTGTATATATTTGTATCCCATAAGATACGCATTTTCTGCGTCAGCCCTGGAAACCAGCGCATATTGATACGAGCAGCAATCTCGCCTTGAGTCGCACCAGACTGCACGAACTCACGACCAGCACCAGTCAGCACTTCAGCCGGTACTGCGTCAAGGATTGTGCCATCATCAAGAATGGCAGTTTCCCAGCCGCGTGTGATAGCGCCAGTATTGGTATCTTGCACCTCAACTAGCTCTTGTACGGTTATCCGATGGCGTAAGCGATGTGCAAGCATTTACACACCCATTTCGATACGATACGGCATTAGCTTAGTCTCAGCAGCAGAGCGCAGCTTAGGAATGTCATCTGGCGGTGCTTGGTAGTTGGCTTGAAGTAGTAGCAGAACACCAAGGACAATGCCATAAGGCAATTCAGTCCATTCATCAAGCGCATCAACATTAAGAAACTGCGCCGCTTCATCTTCAGCGGCATCTAGCAACAGTTGTAGCTTGTCGTCATCCGAGTTGTGGATAACGTCCAAAAATGACTTTGCATCTGTAAGTGAAATTACGCTCATTTTAAGACCTTTCTTCCCATCGTCCAGTAAAGATGACGGTTGCTGTTCGGTTGCCTACGTTAGTAAGCACATAGTAATACGTCCCTGGACCTACGCCACGCTCTTGAGTTGATCCATCAACGACATTGGAGCCTTTATTATTGGCTACCACGCGAACTAAATCAATCAATGTACCGCCAGTATGTGCGCCATCATAATCAAGTGTGACTTGACTTGTAATGTTAGGCGCATCTGTCATTGTGTTGCGACGAATCACCGGCATGGCGGTCCAAGGTCCAGATGCTGTTCCACCAACCTTGAGCTGCATTTCAATCGTTGAATCTTCTGTATGGAATGATGTGTCGTACAGAATGATATTTACACCAACTGTTGCACGAATTGTTGCAGTAGCACCAGAAGCAATTGTCAGTTTTTGGAAGGTGCGAAATTCTTTGCCAGCAAAGAAGCTAGTCTGGGCAATATCAACCCGCAGACGTGCATATGCTCCGTCATCGTCAGTCATTAGAACTTTAGGAGGATATGCCTCTACGCGCTCTGCGTGAGTGCCATCGCCACGGTCAATGAGCTTTTTAACTGTGTTGCCTAAGACTCTGAAAATCTTGTCTGCCATAACGTATCCTCAAGCGAATTTCTGCGAAATGCGGTTATCGCTGTTGTTCGACTACAGTTTACTACAGGCACTTTCAGTAATGCGCGTAACTGATTAAATTGCTCAGGCCATTTATCAGATACGCCAGCATTTCCCAATCCGTTTGGATGGTCTTTATGCCAGTGCGCTTTACCGTTGATTTTACCGCCATCGTAGCCTAACAAAACAACTTCAGCAGCACCTAACTCTTGTGCTAACAGTATTGCGCCAGCGCCTGAGTTATAAACTCTAGGTAATCTTGCACGTCTGGCTTGTTTTACACCGTCAGTATAGGTGTACTTGTCGCCTTTGAAGTTGTTTTGCACATCTTGCCCATACACTTGCCACCAGCATGAGTCCATTGCGTACATTACGTCTGCCCAAGGCGCTATCTGGTAGCTTGTGTTGACTACAACGACAGCTTTGGCTTGCGGCCCCGTTTCTTTTGAGTCTCGCCATTCTCTGACTCGTTCAACGTCTGCACTGGTAAGGCTTGGGCCGCTTCCAATACAGACAATCCTACTTCCTTGGAAACGGCTTTCGTAGGGACATCATCGTTGAGAATGATGACTAGCCCTGCGCGAGAAAGGGCAATTGCGTGTGATTCAGAGGCGATAAATACTTCGTCGCGCTTGCGTTTTCCACCGTGCTCAAAGCCGGTAATTGCTTGTACTTTTGGCATTTTTTACTCCGATAAACGATAGATTATTCTAGCACAAAGAAAAACACCCGCCTTTTGAGCGGGAGTTTCTATTACAGCATGGCTAGGTTAAGCCGTTGCTGGCAGACCGTCAAAGTCACCCTTAACCAGAGCTTCAGGGCGGTAAACGGTAAGGCCGACACGTTCTTCACAGAGGATCGTGACCATATTCTTAACGAAATTATCACGATCTTCAGTGGAAACGGTCACGTTGACATCTTCGCGGTCCCAACCATGAGCGGCTTGTGCAAACGAACCAACCAGATAATCACCAGCATCCATAGACTGCGTTGCCACAACCGGACGACCCCACAGACCAGGAGCAGCCAAGCCGGTAGGCGTGGTGAACAGGTACTGGTTGTCGGTGGTTTTGGTCAGCTCAATAGCAACCCAGTCAATCGGCGACAGAACGATCGCATCAGCATCGTACTCAGCCAGAGCAACTTGCAGCATAGCAAGACGCAGACGGTCAATTGCCGTTTCAGCTTGAACCGTAACACCTGGGTTCAGATACGCCGTAGCTTGCGTATACAGACCGTTGATGTTCAGGCCAACACCGGAACCCTTCAGCAGTTGAGCTTCTTCCTTCAGCTTCAAGCCATAACGCAGACGGCTATCAATCTGACTGGCAAGCATCGTTGCATCGGCAAGTACCTGCTTCGAGGCGTGAATCCAGTGGGCAATGGTAGCAACTGGTGCGCTATCCAGCTCATAGGTCAGGTTCGATTCAGGCTTGTTGGTAGTTGGGTTTTCGCTAACAACATTGGCGTTGTTGGTGAAACCAGCTTCACGAACGTACTCAATCGAGTTCGAGTTGGTGCGGCCCCAAGTCAGCAGGTCACGGATAGTCAGACGCTGTTGCGGCTGAACGATCATGCCAACGCGAGTCGGCTGAATCAGATCACCGGCAGAACCAGAGCCGCTGGTGATGACAGCATTGATACCCGAAGTGAACGAGCCTTTGCCGCGAGCAGCAAATGCGTCAAAACCTTCGGAAGCAATGAACTGTTCGCCCATCGACTTCGGTGCAGCAGCTTGACCACCATTGGTGTCCAGCTTAACCATCAGTTGTTCAGCGGCTTGCAGACGAGCCGACAGCTCACCTTGCGTTACCAGCAGCTTATCAACCGATGCCTTGGTTTCTTCCGACATCTTGGCATGGTTCTTGATGTCGTTTTGGCTTTGCTCTGCAAATGCCTTCAGTTGGTCGCCTACCGACTTAAGGTCGGCCTGTACTTGCTTGTACTCTTGATCTACATTACTCATTTTAGAATCTCCAAAAGATTAGATGACAGTGCTTTTGCTTCACCTGTTGCCAGGTAGTTGTCAGTAGCGTTTTGCGTACTGTCACCAGTAGCGTTGCGCGTACTGGTTTTTACTTCATTAAGCAGTTTGCGCCGCTCAGAGCGAGGCATCCCTGCTTTTGCCAGTGCCACATCAAGGATTGCAGCAGCACGAGCTTGTTCGTTTTCTTCTTCACGGATCTGATCTGTGTCTAGCAAAGCGTCCGCAAAACCCTTTTCAACTGATTCTTCACCGCCGATGTATGTTTCACCATCCATCATTGAAACAATTTCGTCGGTTTTCATTCCAGTGCGGTCAGAATAAATGCCAGCCATTGATTTGTCAAATGGCTCAAGATAATCGGCAACTTCTCGTAGGTCAATTCGATTACCCATCGCATAAACCCATGCGTTGTGAATCATAATAAACCCAGATTTAGCAACTTGCACTTCATCACCAGCCATTGCAATGATAGAAGCGGCAGATGCTGCAATACCTAAAACCTTGACGGTAATTTTACCGTCATGCTCACGCAGAAGGTTATAAATCGCTAAACCTTCAAACATACTACCGCCAGGGCTGTTGATATTGACTGTAATATCCTTGCCTTTCATGCTAGCAAGAGATTTGCTGATGCTTTTAGCGGTTACGCCTTCACCAGTCCAGTAATCTTCACCAATAGTGTCAAAGATATTGATGGTGTTTTCATCTGATTGAGCAGCAATACGCAGTCCAGGCTTCCAACAATCTAACGCTTTAGGCGATAAATTAAACTGAATTTTGTTGAGTTCCATAGTTTTCCCCTAAGCGATCAATCGGAATCAAGGCTGATTGAACCGTTAAAACATCGGCATTACCGCCTTTTGCCGGTAGATTTTCCTTAATTCGGCCTTCATCTCGCGTCATTAGACCATTATTCACCATTTGTGACAAATAATTAGCTCGACCAGTGCTGTCAGCACGAAGCAAACCTTCTAGGCTAAATTCAACGTAATACTTACGCTGGTCAGCAGGTGAAAGCCACGACATATTGATGTATTGCTGCAATCTAACAATCCAAGGCAGCAATGTGAACGTCAAAAAACCAATCATTTGCTGTTCAATGCCGGTTCCCCAGCTAGTTGAGTTGGATGTGTGTCCAACCATGTGTGGAGGAACTCGAAACCAGCGGCAGATTTCTTCTACGCTGAAGTTACGAGATTCAAGCAATTGAGCGTCTGAAGGCTTGATACCGATGGTTTTTGCGTCCATTCCAGCTTCTAGGACAGGTGATTTACCTGCATTTAGCGCACCTGAAATTGCTGCAACCGTAGCGCGGAAGTCTTCTCGCTGCTCTGGCTTGATAATGCGGTCAATAGTAAACGCAACTGTTGGTGCTAGACCATGCTCAAATGTGCTGTTTGCAGCATTGACTGCGCCAAGTGCGGAGCCAAATACTTGTGCGCCGTATTCAATGGTGCTGACACCCCAGTCACCATCAAGTGTAAAACCTGGGACTCTGAAAATCTGGTCAGCAGGTATTTCTTCCTGTGTACCGTCTTTGAGGATGTAGCGATAACCTTTGTCGCCATTTGACTTAAGGTAAACAGTCAGCTTATTTGGCGATAGAAACTCAACTGCCACCAAACGACCGCCGATTTTGCGAAACCGCGCAAAACCATTGCCGCGAAGCAGCATCGCAGAAATAAGAGCCTCCCAAAACACTGCGGGAGGCGTATCTACATTAGGACGGATGTGTACTAGCGGGTAAATCGGATGGTTTGTGGCCTCTTTTCGACCATTTTCCGTCTTTTCGTACACAGTACACGGCAAAGTTGCGATTGTTTCGCTGATTAGGCGTACACATGACCATACAGCAGATAGCTGCATCATG